TCCGCGCTCCATTCCCCGTTCGCCAGGAGAGACTTGGCGATGTCCTCGGGGAATGTGGTCGGCTCGCCGTGCATCGCCGACACCACGCGCCCATCGGCGAGCGGGACATCGACGCCGTCGTGCGGGCCGTGGTAGGTGATCTTCACGGCGTACCTCCTAGATGCGCGCCTGGACGCGCACGCCGATCGTGAGGAGGGCCGAGCGTGTGGTGTCGCTCGCGCCGACCTCGAGGTTGACGGTGTTCACGGCAGCCACGCGGACGGTGTTGTCCATCGTGGGAGACGTGGTTGTCTCGCGCAGCTCGTCCTCGATCTCGGCGAGCAGCGCATAGGCGCGCTCAACGGCAGGCTGGGTCTGCTGGCCCTCGCGGATCACGAACACCATCACTTGAACGGTGTAGACCTCTTCCTTGGCGAGCTGGCCGAGCCCGGCCCACGTCTGCTCGCCTTCGAGGCCGAGCACGTTGATGCTCTCGCGTCCGGGGTCCGGCAGCGCGGGCCCGTAGTTGACGCGCACGCCCGCCAGATTCGTGCGGGCCGCCAGAGCGGTGACCAGGGCGTCCATGAACGCCGGCGCGGTGCTGGTCGCCATCAGTAGATCAGGTGCCGCCGGTAGGTGTTGAGCAGCCTGCGTGCGGCCGGCGGGAGTCCGTAGGACGCCACGCGCTCGGTCGCCAGCTGCATCGCCTCATCGACGTCCAGCGCGAAGGCGCTGATGTCGCGCCGCATGCTTGACGTCACCGACAGGACCGCGGCCTGCTTCACGGGCTCGGGGATCGACGGGAATCCCCACACGCCGGCGACGTCGACGAGGGCGTAGCCGTAGCGCACGGCCGTCGGTGAGGTGAACATGCCGGTGAGCAGGTTCGAGAACTGGATGCTGGTGAACACGCCCTCGGCCTTGGTCACCGGCTGCCCCTGGTACTGATCGGTCACCGTCAGGGCGAGCGGCGCGGTCGACTCCGGGTGGAGGGTCACGGTGGAGATCGTCTGGCAGTCATACGGCTCGAGGTCGAGCCGGTACTGGCCAAGATCCATGCGGAACCGGCGCGTGGTCGGCGTGCCGACCGATCCGGTGACCGGAGCGAACTCGCGGTTGACCTCGTTGCAGATCGCCTTTGAGTAGATGCTGATCAGCGCGTCGATCAGCGAATCGCGGCTCGTGTCGGTGACGGGCGTCTCAAGCGCGAGGCGCACGTCCGTCCGCGAGCAGAGGTCACCAGCGGCCATCGGCTATCGCTCCTCGACCTTCTTGGCGCGGGTCGTCTTGGGGGCAGGGCGCTTGGCGGCGCGTGCGGCCGGGGGAGCGGCCTGCCCGGTGATCTTGGCGATCTCGGCGTCGACGTCCTTGACGCGGTCCTTCATCCCGCGGATCTCGTACCCACGGCGCTCCTCGATCAGTCCTGCGAGGCGCTCGGCCTTGTCCTTGTCATTCACGATTCATGTCTCCATGTAGGGGAGAACGACGCGGGGCGGACCCGAAGGCCCGCCCCGCTTGTGCCGTTACTGCTGTGGTGCGCTTAGCCTCAGAAGCTGGGTGAAGCCAAGCCCGTGCCCGAGATCTTGGCGATGCCCTTCGCGTAGCGCTCGGACGCGAACGCCGAGTAGTTGAAGAGCTGGAGACGGACCTCCAGCGTGCCCGAGAGCACCTGGTCCATCACGCGGGTCACCATCGGGCCCTCCATCAGCGGCATGTCGTCGGCGCGGACGAGGTAGATCTCGTCCTCGTCGGTGCCGGAGCCGTAGGTGGTGCCGATGTTGGCGTCCACCACCACGGGGTAGCCGGCGATCGACAGCGGCACGCCGCCATCCTGCTCACCGACGCCGCGGTAGAACCCGCCCTGCTGGAACAGCGGGAAGGTCGAGCTCAGGTTGCTCGCCAGCCATGCGGCGCGACGGGGGTGCATGACCCAGTGCGTCGGCGGCAGGTAGCGGTTGCTGAGGACCTTCTGCACCGCGTCGAAGAGCTTTGGCATCAGCTCAGCGGCCGTCGGAGAGCCGTCGGTGTAGGTCACCGTGTTGATCGACGACACGTTGCGGATGCCGACGTGCTCCGAAGAGGCGGCGGCGCCGCGGATGCACTCGCGGTCGAGCTCAGTGGCGTGCGCCAGAGCCAGGTCGCGGAAGATGATCTGGTCGAAGGCCGGGTTGCTGCGCTCGAGGAGTTGCAGCGACACGTCCTGCTGACCGGCGATCGTGCGGACGTACACCGAGATCTGGTCGGAGGTGACGTCGGTCTCGCTGACCGCGGCGCCCTCGACCTGTGCCGCCTCGGACGCACCCGTGAGCATGCGCGGGAGCGTGACGACCATGCCGGCGTCCGGGAGCGGAACGCTCGGCAGCACGCTGGCGAACGGACGGCCCGCACGGGCGACCTCCACCGCGTACTCGGCGAGGTAGACCGGCGGGATGAAGCCACCGCCCGACGTGGTGATCGTCGTGTCGGTGTTGCGCATCTCCGCGTCGTGACGCATGAGGCGCTTGGCGGCCTCGGCGTCGGTGCGGTGGTGCACGATGTCGTAGAGGAACGACCGCTGGTCCGGGGAGTCCGGGCGGTAGGTCGGCTCCTCCTTGGTGACGCGGACGTCCGTGGAGAGGGCGGGAGCGGCCTTGCGGGCCTCAGCCACCTTCTCGTAACGGGTGACGGCGCTCTTGCGCGCCTCCACCTCGGACACCGCGCCGTCGAACTCGGCCTCGAGGGCAGCCAGGTCAGCGCCCTCCTCGGCGAGCTCGATCGAGTCGGCCGCCGACTGCATGCGCAGCTCGGCGTCCTCGAGGGCCTTGCGGGCCTCGGTGATCTTGGTCTCCATGAGTGTGTTACCTCGTGAGATCGAACTTGACGATGGTCAGCCGGCTCTTGGTCTTGGCCTTGAGCTGGCGAAGCGCCTCGCCCTCGGGGGTGAGCGACGAAGTCGTGCCCGCAGGGTCGTCCTGCGCGACGGTGGCCCGTGCCGGCTGGGGCACGCGACCGGAGCGGAGCGCTCGGTCGAGCAGCTCCACCTTGGTGCCGACGGGGTATGCCGGCCATGTGACGGCGCTGACGTCGTACAGACCGTCAACGTCCTGGACGGTGCGGAACGGCTTGCCGTCCCGCATGTCCCACTCGTCTCCGTCCTCGGCGATCGTGAACGCGAAGCTCATCTGATCAACCAGGCCGGAGCGGATCTTTCCGACGACACGCTGGACGTCGAAGTCCTCCATGTCCACCCGCGCCCACATGCGCAGGCCCTTACGGTCCTGCGCGAGCTCGAGCGTGCCGTTGCGCGTGCTCGCCATGACCGTGTCGGGGTCGTGGTTCCACAGCAGGCACACGTTGAGGTCGGTCGCCTCAAGCGCCCGGGTGAACGCACCGGGCGCGATCATCTCGCGGAAGCCGCCGAGGTCGTCCGACGGGGTGTTGAACACCGACGCATACCCGGTGAGGGTCCGGTACTGCGATCCGGCGCCGCTGTCGCGCCACTCGGCCTCGGCGAAGCGCGTCGTGTGCGTCTCCCGCGAGCGGTACGCGCCCATCTCGTCGTCCTCGGCGTCCATGTCGCCGTAGTGACTCATCGCGCCATCGCCGTCGGCGTTGTGGTTCTCGCCCTGGTCGATGTCGATGTGCACCGACACGTTGACGCAGTTGCCCTCGTCGCCATCGGGCTCGTCGCCCTCGGGCGCCTCGTCGGGCTCAGGGGCGTCGATCGGGTCAGTGACGACCGGGTCGACGCGCTCCTCCTCGATGATCTCGCGGCTCTCAACGGCCGCGTCGGCCTTGTCGCGGCCCATAGCAGTGTTGCCCTCCTCGGCGAAGCTCACGCGGAGTCCGCCTTGTCGTTCTGGACGGTCGGTTGCAGGTTGGGAGCGCCACCGACCGGCGTCTGCTGCACCTCGTCGCCGCCTTCGACGGGCGGGAGGTTCTCGATCGCGCGTGCCTCGTTCATGCTCATCCAGCCGCCCTGGCGCGCCTTGAGCAGAGCGTCGTAGCGCGTCTGCGTGTCCGCGCGCAGCAGTCCATCCACCAGCCACTCCGGCTCGAGGTCGGTGCCCTGCGGAAACAGCGCGTCGCACGCACGCAGCGCCATCTCAATGCGCCGGCAGCGCGGCAGCAGGCAGTAGCGCACGAAGCGCAGGGACTCCTCCTCCGCGCTCTGATTCGTGCCGGCGTTCGGGACGCCGAGCATGGCTGGCGGGATACGGAAGATCCTCGCCACCTCCTCGACGCCGTACTGCCGGCTGCGGATCAGCTCGGCGTCGGCCAGTGTCATGCCCAGGCGCTCGAGCGTCGCGCCGTTGGTGAGCACCGCCGGGCGCGCGGCGTTGTGAAGGCCCTGGTGGGTGCTGTTCCACACCTGCAACATCTCGGTGGCCTGCTGGCGTCCGAGGTTGCCCGGGACGGTGATCGCAAGGCCCGGGGTCGCGTCGTTCGCGTAACTGCGGCCGGCGAACTCCTCGGCGGCCAGCGCCACGCCCAGGGTGTTCTTGTGCTCGGCGATCGGCGAGACGCCCATCATCCCGCCGCGGATTGCGAAACCGCGGATGTGGAGCATCTCGGCGCTGGTGAGGCTTTGGTACAGGTGACCGTCAACGGTCACGTCAAAGCGCTTCTCCTGCGTGTCCTTGTCGCGGTGCACGCGCACCCCGTAGGGATCGACCACATGCATCTCGACCACGCGCGATCCTGCACGGTTGAGCTGGATGAAAGCGTTGCCGGTGTATTCGATGCAGCTCGCCACATCCGCCCAAAACTCCATCGCCGACTGCTCGAGGTTCGGCCGCTCGTGGAGGAGCTGGTACTGCCAGTCACGCAGCGCCCTCACGCGCTCGGTGCCCGCGCCGCGGTAGGTGATGAGCGGCAGCGAGCCGATGGTCTCGGCGATCAGCCTGACCGCTGCCCCCACGGCCGCGAGGCCGGACGCGACCTCGGGCGTGACGTAGCGCCCGGTGAACGCATAGAGCCCGCCGCCGGGGGACATGCCCGGGAGCGGGATCGCGCTGCTGCCCCATTCCTGGGAGCGCTGCGCATGAGCCGCGGTCGCCTTCTTCTGCCAGGGCCATGCCATCAGGCCACGACCTCCATGCGCCCGTCGGGCGTCTCCATCATGCGGACGCCGGCGCGCTCGAGCGCCAGGGCGTCGCGTGTTCGGTAGTAATCGTGCGACGCCGCCCGGCGGTGCGCGGTGCGACGATGAGTACGGTGCTCGACCTGCACGCCGGCGATGCGCGTGCTGCGCTCGAGCGGCAGATTGTCGGTGCCCCACAGGTAGACCGGGTCATCTACGGGGCCGGCGAGGTAGGTGTAGTGATTGCCCTCGACCCGGAGATCGGGCAGGGCGCGGAAGATCATGCGGAGATCGTGCTGGCTGCGCGGCTGGAGGTTCATGGCGAGGTTGGCCTCGCCGCTTTCGTCGTATGCGTCATGCTGGGTCAGGGTGACCTCGATCACGTCGGACTCGATGCAGTCCAGGCGCGTGCGCAGGTCAGCGGGCGCGTGAGTCAGCACCTCGTCGGCGTCGAACACCCAGATCCAGTCGCAGGTGTCGGTGACCAGCTGCGCGAGGCGGAAGGCCAGGGTGCGCTTCTCGACCTCGTTGCCGAAGAACGGCTCGGTCGGCTGGTACAGCGTGAGCCCGATGCCCATCGCGTCGCAGGTCCGCTGGATGACCTCGGCCTGATCCGGCCCGGAACGCGCGACGCCGCCGTGCGGGTAGGCCATGTATGGCCCGTCAACGGCGACGAGGTGATCCAGGTGCCGGCCGAAGCTCGACACGGTCGCCGCGAGCCACGCCGGCGCCTCGTCGTACCAGGAGAGCAGGCCGACCAGCTTGCTCGTCATGGTGCCCTCCCGGCGTCCACGATTGCCGCCCACAGATCGGCGCGACGTGCCTCGGACTCGTCGAACAGGTACTCGCGGGCCAGATCCATGACGTTCTCGAGCCGGCGCATGCGCAGCAGCGAGATCACGCCGTCGGGGGTGGGGACGTCGATCCCGTGCTCCTCAAGCACGGCGCGCAGTCCCAGGTTCTCACCGTGCGCGACCCGCAGCCTGTCCTCGAGATCCCAGATCACGTTCGCCGAGGCATCTGCGGCATCGCGCACGGGGATGCGGTTGGTGTCGGTGGTCACGCCGGCACCTCGATGTCGTCCCACGAGAGCAGGTAGTCCGCGGAGTCGCCTTCCATCTGGCAGCGCCATGTGGCGATGGCCGCGGCGACCAGCGCGTCGATCTTGACGCGCCCCTGCCCGCGGATCTTGCGGACCTTCCATCCGTTCTCGGTATGCTCGGCCTCGGCGTGCGTGACGTGCTCCGACAGCACCAGGTCGCCGTCGTGCGCGATCCGGCCGGTCTGCACGCCGTCGAACCACGAGGCCCA